TGATGGAGACAAAGAAGGAACACAACTTGCAGTATCTTCAAAACCTAATTGGTTTAGAAGAATGTGTATTAGACTATTCTTAGGTTGGAAATGGATTAGCATTAAAAAACTAAAAGAAGTATAAGATGGCAATAGATTTCAGTAGTATTGACGCAATTATTGGAGGATTCACGAAAGTATTAAACCTTTCATCGATTGGCGGTCCACCACCTGTACCAACACCACTCATGTTAGTTGGTGTGCCCCTTCGTGCTGGATTGTCACCAACAAAAATTGCGTCACGTATTATTGCCAGAAAGTCAGAAGCGGGACTTCCAGTAGGTGCGTTGCCTTCAGGTGCAGTAAATCCTGATGAAGTAATGGAAAGAATTAGAATCGAAGAAATTGTTAAAGCAATTCAACAGGATATGATAATCTCGGTGGCAGTACCGCCCGGGATTACACTGACAGCAGCAGGTATTTCACCTACAGGACCTGTTTCAGTATTCGGTTCAACAATAACATTTATAAAAGGTTATGGAGTGGCACAATAATGGAAGACCTGACTAAATATACGAAAATCGAACTCCAAAAAATTGGTAATGACATCAAGGCACAACACGATGCATTGAAACAAGAACTTATTGCCGATACTTATGAAATGGAAGAACTCGAAAAACGAATTAACGAAAAAATCGAGTTAATGAAAGAACTCGAAAAAAATTATGTGGAAATTGTTGAAAAATTAGTAGAATAATGCCATTCGATAAACCAATTATACAAACCAGTAATCCTAATAGAAAGGAAAACGCAAGCATTGTTAGAAACAGAACGATTTTCTACGGTGAAGTTATGAGCATTACTGATGAAACCGATGGCGGTAGAATTCAAGTCAGAATTCCAGAACTCGACAATAAGACCGCTAACAACGAATTGCCTTGGTGTTATCCATTAATGCCAAAATTCTTCCATGTTTATCCACAAGTTGGAGAAATGGTTAGGGTTTTTCTTGAAGACAATAAATTTCCTGAAAGAAGCAGGTTCTGGTTGGGTTCGGTTATCTCACAACCACAAAAAATTGGATTCGATTCAAAATTCACTGCGCTTGCAACAACAAATCTCGGACTAACCAGACCACAAAAAGCACCAAGTACCTTTCCTGATGCTGATGGCGTGTATCCTACAAAAGACGATATTGCTATTGTTGGTAAAGTCAACACTGACATTATTTTAAGACTAAATGAAGTACATCTTAGAGCAGGTAAGCACGAAAACGGAAATGTTCTTAAACTTAATACCGAAAATCCAGCAACCATTGATATGGTTTTTGAACCAATTCATGATGCAACTGATGAATATTATAGTAATACTATTATTCAAAGCGATAAAATCGCCATTATAACACATGAGGGGAATCCTCGATTTAAGGCTGCAAGACTGACTCCAGTGGACAGAGTGAGGATATTCGAGGAAGGACACCCAATAGCACGTGCAGATGTCTTGGTGGATGCTTTAAGGGTCATTATTGACACAGTTATTAATCATATTCACCCATATTCTGGAATTGAACCAGATAAAACGGCTTTAATTAAGAAACTCGAAGGAATACAATTAGACCAGATTCTACAGAAAAACATTGTAATAAATTAATTTTTTTGTATATTTGCTGCAATGAATATCGAAATTCCTGATAAATTGTTTACAACATTTAATGATGTCACCTATCATGACGAACCACATAAATATTACGTGGATGGTAAAGAACTGATTAGTGTTACCACTATTTTGCATCGATATCAAGAAGAATTTCAAGAAGATTATTGGTCGGATTATAAAGCCGATGAGTATAAACTCAGCCAACGTGAGGTTTTACGTGCTTGGGAGTTCATTAATAAGAAAGGAACTATAAAGGGGTCAGCAATTCATGATTATGCCGAAAATCTGTTTTTAAATAAGGTTTTCCCATATCCCGAACAATTAATATTTGAAGAATTTGGTTTTGACCCTGTTCTCCCAGAATATCTAATAACGAAAAAGCATGTCGATAATTTCTATAATAATGTCAGGGGTAAATTGATTCCGATACGAACCGAAATGATTGTATACGATAAAGAATCGTTAATTGGTGGAATGCTCGATATCCTGTTTTATAACGTAAAAATGAAACAGTTTCAAATATGGGACTGGAAAACCAATAAGAAATTTGATAAGGAAATGAAATCCAGACACTTTCACGATAAACTTTATCTGTTGGAAGACAGCGACTTGGAAATTTATTCTCTGCAACTCGCTATGTATAAATTAATTATCGAAAAGAATACCAATATTAAACTTGGAAACTCATATGTGGTTTGGTTTAGTCATAACAACGATAATTACGAAATCATCGAAACCAAGGACAGAAGTTATTACGCCAATATGATAATGAATGATAGAATAGCAGAATTAGCAGCATGAAAGAATATACAATATTAACAGAAAAATTGAACAAGATGATTGAGAACAAAGAGATTCAATCATTTAAATTCAAGTATGATGAAGAAAATAATATCATGGACATTTACATAGTTCCTGTGAAAGTGGTTGAACATGTTACCATTAACCTTACCGTCACACCCAAAGGTGTAGAATTCAAAGATTATTAATTAAAAAAAGCCACCCGAAACGAGTGGCTTTGTAAAGTTTTCTGTATCTCTTATAAGTTAAGAATACATCTCCAAGGCTGGATTTCCAAAGTAATCTTTGTCAGTTCATCATTGGTGTAATCATTATCTCCAAAGTCAATACTTGTAATCATACATTGTTCCAAGAACCATTTTTCAACCTCAACACCTGTTGGGTCTAATGATTTAAGTGTAATGTCTTTTTTGTAACCTGCTGCATAACCCATACGCCCTGTAAGTGATTCTGCGTGCAGACGAACCCATTCCATAAGTTGCTGTGAAGTAGACGGACCAATTGGGTCAAGGAAGTCAATCGTCATTGCGTCCCAAGTATATCTACCAGCAACATAGTTCTGTTCGTTCATGTACATAATAGGTACACTATTGATTTTCATCGAAGGTCTTTTAAACTTCTGAACTTTCCAAACCTGAATTCCTAATGCGTCATCAAATACGGCAAAGAATCTATTAACTCTTTTTGGTTCGTATTCGAACGGCATCGTTCTTATCATTGTTTCTTCTGCTGCCATTTTATTTGTTTGTTAATTTCTGCTTATTTTTACGTTTAATAATAAATACTCGGTGATTTGAAAACTACACCGAATAAAAACAATAAAAGTTATTGTGGTAGCATTCCTGTTCTACGAAACATTCTCAGTTCCTTTTGACTCATTTTACCAACCATGTCTTTTGATAAATCTCTAACACTACGTGGTGCTACAATTTCCTCGACTTTAGTGTCTTTAGTTTCTTCTTTATTAATAATGGCTTTCTCTTCCTTTTCCTTAATAACTTCAGCAAGTTTCTCTCCTGAAACCTTTAAACTAATTTCTTCAGCAAATTTCTCTCCTGAAACCTTTAAACTAAATTCTTCTTGTGCTGATTTTTGTTCTTTAACTGGTGGATGTACTTCAGAATGAATTGTCATATCATATTTATCCATATCCATATCTTCTTGAGTTAATTCTTCAACTACTTCGAGGTCTTCCTTTATAACAGGTTCTTTAACGCTTTGGTTAAGAACATTTTTTTTATTTCGTGCCATAATATTCATTTGAGTTTATTATTATTTCCCATAAATACTGAAAAAAAGAAAACCCGCCAAATAGCGGGTTCTCTCAAATTAAGTTTTAAAATATTAAACATCTGCAAAACTTGCTCCTGAAGGAGTAATTGTGAATGTGATTCCAATGAATTCAACAGCACGTGTTGGTTTCAAGAATATTTCACCATACAATTCGTTTCTATCACGAGTTTCTGGAGTATTATTACTGTTGTCCATTTTAATTCTGAAGTCAGTTAAACCTCTCTCACGCTTGATACTATCAAGAATTGGATTTGCTTTGTTTAGGAATGAATCAATAGTTACTTGGTCGTTCTGCTCGAATACCAGTCTGATTGCGATATTAGCAATAAGAACCTTGATTTGGAGTAGTAACCTACGAACATTAATTCTGTCAAGTGCACTTCCTCTAATCTGAAGCGTCTTTTGTCCAAAGATTGCTGTACCAGCATCTGCAAAGTCAGCCATTGGGTTAATTCTACCTGCGTAAAGAATATCACGAGCCTCTAATGACAATTTGTATTGAGACTTCCTTGCGTTTGTAACACCACGATTTAATCCAGCAGGTGCAAACCAAGGGAATGATACGTTATCAGTAAATGCCATTGCTTTTACAACTTCACCTGTTGGTGGAATGTATACATTGACGTTATTCTGAGTGTCACGCATTTGAATCCAAGGATAATATGTACAACTGTAACTACTATCGATTTCAGTATCACCAAGTAAATTACTAATCTCAGTTGCAGCATTTACATCAGCCTTTCCACTATCACCAATTGTTGGTACGAAATCAACTGTTCCCTGTGGAGAATCAATAACGTATAGTGTATCGGTTCTCTGTTGTTCAATCATATCAATTGTATCCTGAATCAATGTTGTTTGGTCTGCCCAATTTATACCCGGGGTTGCAAAAAGGTTGATTGTAATACTTTCAGGATTAGCAAATGTATCAATTGCCATTTCCCATGCTTGGAAGTCATTGGTTGGAACAACCAATGGTTCGCCCGGATGACCCGATTGTCTTCCACCTTGTCTATAACCATCACCATATGAACGTTCTCTTCTATTTACATCCCAACCATCAAAACCGCCAGCAGGAACTAATGTAAATTTCCTTTTCTTTGGGTCATAATATGGGTTCGATTGATTTTCAACTTGTTGATATGTGGTAAAATTGCCAGCACCCACTTTAAATGTTACTGGAACACCACCAATTGTTACACCAGTTGCACCACTATCCATATGGAATCCATCTGATATTGTAAATCCGCTTGCTGGTTGTCCACTATACCAATTATCGAAATTGAACATATTTTGATTAATTCCATCACCCGTATAAGCGAGTTCAGAAACACCTAAATAAGTTTTATTTACTTTATCAGTATCAGCATAACTCGTTTTGTAGAAAATCTCAGGTGCAATACCAGTAGTTGTAAGGTCACCAGTTACGGCTGAAGAATAATTATTAAACATATATCCTTCGAAACCTGCTGGGAATACGTCAAGAGGTAAGTCATCAGCAATCTCTACCATAACATAATTACTTTGAAGCGTGTACTCGCCATCATATGTACCAATACGTTGTCCAATATAATTTGATTGACCTTTAATCATTGTACAATCTGTGTAGGTTTCCAGAACAACAGGATTTGCATCGGTATCGTAAAAACTACGAATTACAACATCAAATTCACCTGTATATAGGTCAATATTGGTAATACTAATTTTAATTTCTTGGTTTGCAGCATCACCATCAGAAATACTAATAAATCTGAAAAGTCTGTCAACACTACTACCTTTTAATTGAGAAACAACCCAAGGAGTTTCTGGTGTTTTGAAACTGGTTTCATAATCAGTAAATATATCAGTACTTCCAGTAATCATTTCGGTTTTAATACCATATGCAATACCATCAGCATCGAGTTTTTTAATGAGGTCAGGATAAATAGTCTGTACCCAAATCATGGTG